GCTACGTACAGCAGACTTCACAGAAGACACAGAGACTCTGGCAGTACCTTCGTCACCTGTAGTGCAGATTGCTACAGCACTCGGTGCTAGAGAGCGTGGAGAGACTGGCGGTACAAGTGCAGCAGAGTTGTTTGCTCTGGCTGACAGAACATTGTCTGATGCTATTGCTATAGATGCGTCACAACATCCTGAAGAAACTATCTGGTATTCTTAATGGCCAAACAATTACAGAACATTACAGTAGCTGCTCCGGGCTTTGCTGGTCTAAACACACAGGACTCACCTATTGGTATTGATCCTTCGTTTGCTTCTGTTGCAGACAACTGTGTTATAGACAAGCTAGGCCGTATTGGTGCGCGTAAGGGCTGGAAAGAAGTCTCTACTAACGGTGCTTCTGTGTTAGGAAGTAGTCGTGGTATAGAGACTGTACATGAGTTTGTTAAAAGAGATGGTACTAAAATAGTATTCTCTGCTGGTAACAATAAGATATTTACAGGGACTACTACGTTAACTGATATAACTCCAGCAGGTTACACAATTACTGGCAACAACTGGAAAGTAGCTACACTTGCTGACAGCTTTTTCCTGTACCAGCTTGGACATAAGCCTTTACTGTACGAGAACGGTGCTCTAGCACCCGCTGAAGACCATCAACAAGCCACGGGTACTCAGCCAGAGGCTAACGAAGTAATCGCCGCATACGGTCGTCTATGGGCTGCTGACCTTATTGGTAACAAGTACACTGTCTACTTTAGTGATTTATTGCTAGGTAAGCAGTGGTCAGGTGGTAGCTCAGGTTCTTTAGACCTTACTACTGTATGGCCTACAGGTACTGACGAGGTAGTAGCTCTAGCAGGTCATAATGACTTCTTGATTATCTTCGGCAAGAACTCTATCTTAATTTACTCAGGCGCTCAAAGTCCTGCATCTATGGTGTTGCAAGATACTATTGAAGGCGTGGGGTGTATAGCTCGTGACTCAGTACAACACACAGGCACAGATGTGTTGTTCTTATCAGACGCTGGTGTGCGCAGCCTTGGTAGAGTAATACAAGAAAAGTCCATGCCTATGCGCGACATAAGCAAGAATGTACGTAATGATTTGATTGAACAGGTTATGCTACAGACTAACCCCATCAAAGCAATGTACAATCCAGAAGAGGCTTTCTATTTACTGACACTGCCTGACAGCAACATGGTCTATTGTTTTGATATGCGTAGACAGCTAGAGGATGCGTCTCACCGTGTTACTACATGGTCTGGCATGTACCCTCTAGCCTTTACTACTATATCAGACGGTACTATCTATATAGGTATCTCTTCAGGCATTGTTAAATATGAAGGTTACTTAGATGGAGCTGTTAAGTACGAGATGCGCTACTTCAGTAACCCTATGGACTTTGGTAACACATCTAACCTGAAGTTCCTAAAGAAGTTTAACTTGACTATCATAGGTGGTCAGAACACACCTACTACACTTAACTGGGGTTATGACTACACGTCTGCATACACTAAGCAGGTCTTTACATTTGGCTCTAGCAACATTGCTGAGTATGGCGCTACTGAGTACAACACCACAGGCGAGTACACCTCTTCTATTCTCATCAACACACCAAAGGTTAACACCAGCGGTAGTGGTGAGGTAGTAACTATTGGCATTGAAGCTGAGATTAACAATGCTGCTTTCTCTATTCAAAAAATTGACATACATGCTCTACTAGGGAGACTTATCTAAATGTCTAATTACACTAAGACAACTAACTTTGCAACCAAGGACTCTCTCCCTTCGGGCAATCCTGCTAAGATTGTTAAAGGTACAGAGATCGACACTGAGTTTAACAACATAGCGACAGCAAGTGCTACTAAAGCTAACTCTGCTGATCCTACATTTACTGGTACTGTAACAGCCGCTACCGTAAACGTGACAGGCACATTGACGGCTGACACAATTACTGGAGGTTCTTACTAATGAGTAACGGTTTTTTTACAAGCGGAATGTCAGGCGCTACTCCTAACTTCAATCCAGTGCCTAATATACTGACCAACACTAGTCCTAACCCTGTAGACGCTACTTTTCAAGCTCAGACAGCAGCCCCATCTCTTATACCTCAAGAAGTAGGTGGCTTTTTTGGCAACATAGCTAACTTCTTAGGAAGGTCTGATGTTAACCAAGCACTGCGCACAGGCGGTGAATACTACTTAGGCCAAGAAAACATACAAGATGTCAGACAGTTTGGCCGTGAGATGCAAGAAGGTGCTGAACTCTTAGCAGGGCAAGCTCGTGCAGGTGCAGAGTTTAAGCCTTACACTGTTACAAGCGGCTTGGCTGGTATAACTACAGACCCTACTGGTGGGTTTGCTATAAACCTGTCTCCAGAGCAACAGGCTCTACAGGCGCAGCTACAGGGCCAAGCAGCGGGTTTATTTGGACAGGTAGGTCAAGACCCAGCAGCGCAGCAAGCGGCTATATACGAGCAAATAAGGGCTACACAGCGTCCTGAAGAAGAGCGTCAGCGTCTAGCATTAGAAGAGCGTCTGCTGTCACAAGGTCGTCTAGGCTTAGGCTCTGCTGCTTACGGTGGTTCTTCTCCTGAGCTGCTGGCACAAGAGACTGCGCGTCAAGAAGCTATGGGACTAGCTAGTTTAGGCGCTAGGGAGCAAGCACTAGCAGAGCAGCAACAAGCTCTAGCAGGCGCTACAGGACTACTAAGTGCTGGTTATCAGCCACAGAGAGAAGCACTAGGTCTTTTGGAGACTAGTCGAGTACCTGCTGGCTTTGCTGACGTTGGACGTAGAGAAGGTACTGAGCTTATGTCACAGCTACAGAGAGCTGGTCTAGAAGGTCGTCTACAGTCTGAAGATTTAGCTAATCAGTTACGTCTTGCTCAACAGCAAGCTCTACTTGGTGGTCTATTGGGTCAGCAGCCTACATATGCTGAACAGCTACAGGCTGGAGAGCTTGGTATTAAACTAGGAAAAGAAAGCGGGTTGTTTGGCAACTTAGGTGGGTTGGTTGACGACGTGGGTGGCTTTTTTGGATCAATATTTAAGTAAGGAGTAGGAAATGGCTAGACAAGATATTGCAGGATTACTGACAGGCATTAGCAGCACACAACAGCCTGTACAGCCTATTCCAGGTACTCCAGGCTTCCGTGGACAGTTTGGTGCAGCTAGGGCGCAAGGCTTAGGAGCTGGTGTAGGGCGTATGATGCGTGGTGGTGCGCCTTCTACGCAGGAGAGGATACAGGGTGCTATGTTTGAACTAAGCAGCCCTACAACTGACGGCACTGCTAAAGACACCGCTACTCGTATAGCAGACCTAACTAAGCTGGCTAGAGTACAGCAGGTACAAGGTAATACAGCGGCGGCTGCACAGACTGCGGCGCAGGTTCAGCAGTTGCGAGAGCAAGCATTAAAGGTTCAACAGTCTAAAGCAGCTTTAGCCTCTAGAGAGGACGTAGCAGCTCAAGTACGTTCAGCAGGTTATGGTAAAATAGCAGACGCTATTGTTTCTGAAGCAGGGTCGGGAAATAAAGTTGCTTTAGAAGGGGGCATAAAGTTATTGACTAATCTAGCACAACCTCCTAAAAAGACTATTCTAACGCCAGAAGAAGAGTTTGGTCTTGCTAGTAGAAAATCTTTATTTGACGCAGATGTAAAAACAGTCACTGGTGCAGCAGAAAAAGCGGGGAATCGTTTTACACAGTACGCCCCTATCGTAGCTCAGATGAAAGAACTAACAGACCAAGTAGAATTTGGAGCAGGGTCTGTTCCTTTGGCAACTGTAAACCAAACTTTACATAGCCTAGGTAGTAAGTTAGGACTTGATGTAGGTACTTTAGACCCTGAAGCTGATGCTACGTTGACTTACAACTCGCTATCTAAACGACTAAAAGCGTTGTTACTAGAGGCGCAAAAAGGTGCTATCTCTAACTTAGAAAACACTGAGATAACAAAAAACACTGCTAACCCCAGCCAGACATCAAACCAAGCTCAAGCACTTGTAAACTTTTTAGAGGCTGGTTTAGAGTCTGATTTAAATAGGAGTGCTGCTCAAAGAGCGTGGCTAGAACAAACAAAGTCTCTAACTGGTTTTGACGCTGCTTGGAGACAATACGTTGAAGATTTCCCAAGAACTAGCGGTTTTACAGTAGACGAGGACCCTTTGACAAAAGATAAAACAGTTGTTTCTAATTTCGAAATGGTTAAAGAAAACTTTAATTTATTTAATCAACTTTACTTGCCTTCTAAAGGTAAAGCTCCTGTGTTTGTTAACAAGCAAGGTAAAGGAATGACAGTAGATAAGATTAAAAAGGAAATAGTACAGGATAGACTAAACGAAATGAAAAAAGTCTCTAATAATCCTAACTGGAAACCCACTAAACAACAAAAGAGTTTGGCTGAGTTAGAAGCTCGTAAAAACATAGGTAAGTTAATTACTCTAAGAATTAGTAACGGTACTTATACGGTGGCAAAATAATGGCGCTTACAGAAGAAGAAAGAACTTTATTATTTGCAGAATTTGCTGAGGAAGGCACTGAAGAACTTGCTTCTGCAATAAAAAGAGAGGAGCTTTTAGGAGAGGCTAGATCGCCTTTACAGAGAGGTCTTGATTTTATTTCAGACCCTGTAGAAAGTGTTTTAAAGCCTGCTTCCGCTGCCTCTATGGATTTTATTTCTGGCTTAAATACTGGAATAGCAGGAGCTGCTCAATTAGCAGCTGAGGTGGCTACCTTACCCCCTGTAGGTGTTAATTGGTTACTGGGCGAAGACTTTTTTACTATGGAAGACAGAGAAAAGTTTTTACAGGACTACGTAACTAATCCTGAGCTAACTAGGCAAGAACTTTATAAACAGTATAGGGAAGAACTAACTGGTGAAGAGCCTGGTACAATAGCTACAGTATTAGGCCAGATATTTCCTTCTTTAGCAGTAACCCCTACAAAAGCAGCACCTACTGTTGTGGGTCGGTTAATGCAAAGTGGCAAATTTGGTGGAATTAGCGGAGGGATGGAGTTTACTGAAGGAGGTTCTGGACAGAGAGCCTCTAATGTTATGATAGGCACGGCTTTGGGAGTACCTTTACAAGGAATTATTGACGGAGGTATAGCAGGTAAAAGATTTGTAGAAAAAGCTAGGTTACGAAAACTAACAGTAGATTCTCCTAGTGTTAAAACTGCTTTAACAAGAGAAGAAACTCAACAAGTTTTAGAGGCTGCTCAAAAATTAGGCATAACTGTTACTCCCGCAGAAGCCACTAATGACCTCCTCTTAGTACACGGACAAAGACAGTTAAATGTAAACGAAGCAACTAGAGGAGAACTTGCTGAGTTTATAATGCAAAGAAATGATGACTTAACTGAAAACATACTAAAACTACAGCGCGTAGGAGATCAAGATTTACAGTACACAGGGGCTAAGTTTACTCCCACAGGTGTTGGAGGGGAGCCACCTCGCCCACCTTTTTTAGGCCAACAAGACGAGGTACGCTGGAAAAAAACTAGGCAAGAAGTTTACAGAAAAACATTGGATCAGGAAGAGTTAGATAAAATCCTTCAAGTTAGTCCTTTGCTTCAAAGTCAGTTAGCTAAATATAAAGCAGCTTTAAAAACAAAACCAACTAAAAGAACAGATGAGCAAGTTCTTGCTTTAGAATCTATAAACAAATTAAAAAGAGACTTGGGTATTGAAGGAGACATCCCTTTTAACAATGTTGGGTTTTTAGACATGTTAATAGACAACCTAGATCAGGTACTGGACAAAGGTACTGATGTCACTACTGCTGCGGGGAAAAAACAAAGGGCTATTGTACAGAATCAGCGTAAGGCTTTATCTCAGACAATGAAAAATAAAGTATCTGGTTATGCCGACATGAAGGCGCAAGGACAACGCGCTAAAGTAGTCAGCATGCTAAGAAACGCTGTAGATGATACCGTACCTGTAGGAGACTACCCTAAAAAGTTTTATGATACTGTGCTCAAAGATAAGAAGAAAAGAGAAGAGCTTATTTCTATGCTCAAATCTTCATCGCCTAACGCTGCTCAGACAGTGGCTGATTTAGCTTTAGTAATGCAGCATATTTTTGGAGACGCTAACATAGCTAAAAAAATAGCCCAAACGAGCGAGGATGTAGTAGCTATGAGAGGAGGCGGAGGCAACTTTGCCACTGCCTGGGTCAAACTAAGAAGCATGTTAAAGAAGGATGAGGCTATGATACGTGTTTTAACAGACCCTAGATGGGCTGCTGGTATTAAAGATTTAAAAGGAAGAACCTCAAATGAAACTTTAATGAACCTTACTTCTTTTCTAACTACTGTTACTAATACTGAAAACACCATAGAAAAGCTTGTAGGTCTTAGAGAAGAAAGAAGACAGCAGAAAGAGAAACTACCTCCGAGAACAAGTAAGACAGGACAACCACCTCGTCCTAGTAGATCAGGTACAATAGGTTTATTTGGTAAAACAATATAAACAAAAAAGCCCTGTGCAGTCATCTACACAGGGCTTTTTAGTACCTACAGAGTCTACACTATCTCACATGCGCCGCCTACACACGCTAACTCTTGACTTCCTGTCGTGTTATCCTCTTCCTCGTACTTCTCTAGGTCATTCCAATCCACCCCCTGCGGCATAGACGC